AATTTTAAAAAACTATATTATAATTCAGATGTTACCAAACGAAACAGAAATGGTCAAACTAATTCGGGTCTTTACTCTTTTTTTATACCAATGGAGTGGAATTATGAGGGTTTCATTGATGAATATGGAGTACCTGTCTTTGAAACTCCAGAAAAAGAAACAATTGGTCCACATGGCGATGTCATTGACACGGGCGTTATTGAGCACTGGCAAAACGAAGCTGAAGGACTTAAAAACGACCAGGATGGCTTAAATGAATTTTACCGTCAGTTTCCTAGAAGCGAAGAGCATGCTTTTAGAGATGAAACTAAAAATAGTATATTTAATCTAGTAAAAATATATGAGCAAATAGATTATAACGAAGAAATTAATACAGGTGTATCAATAGGTAACTTCCAATGGGTTAACGGCATAAAAGACACTAAAGTTCAGTTTTATCCTGATCCACAAGGAAGATTTAGGGTTTCATGGGTGCCGCCTAGTCATTTACAAAGCAAGATAATTGAAAAAAATGGTAAAAAATATCCTGGCAATGAACACATGGGTGCTTTTGGTTGTGATAGTTATGACATATCAGGAACTGTAGATGGCAAAGGATCAAAGGGTGCTTTACATGGTTTAACAAAGTTTAGTATGGAGGACGCTCCACTTAGTCAATTTTTTTTAGAATATGTTGCTAGACCCCAAACAGCCGAGATATTTTTTGAAGATGTTTTAATGGCATTAGTATTTTACGGTATGCCAGTACTAGCAGAAAATAACAAGCCTAGATTGTTATATCATTTGCGAAGGCGTGGTTATAGAGGTTACTCAATGAACAGGCCTGATAAAATATGGAATAAACTTTCTGTAACTGAAAAAGAAATTGGTGGTATACCAAATACAAGTGAAGATATTAAACAAGCGCACGCTGCTGCAATCGAAATGTACATACAGCAACACGTTGGTTTAAAGTCTGACGAAACATATGGTAATATGTATTTTAATAGAACGTTAAATGATTGGTCTAAGTTTGATATAACTAAAAGAACAAAGTTTGATGCTACTATTAGTAGTGGTTTAGCAATAATGGCTTGCAATAGAAATTTATATGCACCAAATGCTAACATAGAAAAACAAAAAGTAAATATAAATTTTGCAAGATATGCAAACGATGGAACAAGATCGCAAATAATAGGATAATATGGCAAAAACAACTAAAGGTTATTTTCCTAGTCAAGTAGTAAGTGACGCTGAAAAGGCTAGCTATAAGTATGGCTTACAGGTAGCTAGAGCTATTGAAAGTGAATGGTTAGGTAACAACGGTAGTAATCTAAATAGATTACAAACTACTAGACAACAATTTCATAAATTAAAGCTATACGCAAGAGGTGAACAATCTGTTCAAAAATATAAGGATGAGTTATCTATTAATGGTGATTTATCATATCTTAATTTAGACTGGAAGCCAGTTCCGATAATCTCTAAATTTGTAGACATAGTAGTGAATGGCATTGCTGAGAGAACGTATGATATAAAAGCATATTCTCAAGACCCATATGGCGTTGCTAAAAGAACTGATTATATGGAATCAATATTAAGGGACATGGAAACTCAAGACTTAAATAACTTCGCAAGTCAAGCCTTTGGTATAAACTTATATGAAAATGATCCTAATACATTACCTGAAACTGAAGAGGAATTACAACTTCATATGCAATTAAGCTATAAGCAAAATGTTGAGTTAGCAGAAGAGCAAGCAATTAATGTATTACTAGAAGGTAATAACTTTGAGAATATAAAGAAAAGAGTTTACTACGATTTAACTGTACTGGGTATTGGTGCTATAAAAAACAACTTTACAACATCAGAAGGCGTTAAGGTTGAATATGTAGATCCAGCTAATATGGTATGGTCACATACTGAAAGTCCTTATTTTGATGATGTTTATTATGTTGGTGAAGTGAAAGACATACCTATCAATGAGCTAAAAAAACAATTTTCTGACTTAACAAATGAAGACTTATTAGATGCACAACAACAAGGACCACGTAAAGGTATTTTTGGTGATAGAAACTCGGAGTCTTCTTTGGATGTAGATAAAAATATTGTACAAGTTTTATACTTTAACTACAAGACATACGCTAATGACGTTTATAAAGAAAAGCAATTAGCAAGTGGCGCTGATAAAGTAATACAAAAAGATGATAGCTTTGATCCGCCACAGGGCGATGAAAGGTTTAAGAAGTTATCAAAGTCAATTGAAGTATTATACGAAGGCGCTTTAGTTTTAGGTACAGATAAGTTATTAAAGTGGAACCTAGCTAAAAACATGATAAGGCCTAAAAGTGACTATACTAAGGTTAAAATGAATTATGCCATGGTCGCACCACGTATGTATAAAGGTAACATTGAATCATTAGTTGGTAGAATTACTACATTCGCTGACATGATACAATTAACTCACTTAAAAATACAGCAGATATTAAATCGCATGGTACCTGACGGTGTTTATTTAGACGCTGATGGTTTGGCTGAAGTTGATTTAGGTAACGGTACAAATTACAATCCACAAGAAGCATTAAATATGTTTTTCCAAACTGGTAGTATAATTGGTAGATCATTAACGTCAGAGGGTGATATGAACCCTGGTAAAGTGCCTATACAAGAAATAACAAGTGGTTCAGGTGGTAATAAGTTAGGTGCATTAATAAATACATATAACTATTACTTACAAATGATAAGAGATGTAACCGGGTTAAACGAAGCTAGAGATGGTAGTACGCCAGATAAAAACGCGCTCGTAGGAGTGCAGAAACTAGCCGCTGCTAACTCGAATACCGCTACAAGGCATATATTACAAAGTGGATTATTCTTAGCCTCAGAGACCGCGGAATGCTTGTCATTAAGAATATCAGATATACTTGAGTATTCTCCAACAAAAGATGCGTTTATACAAGCTATCGGAGCGCACAACGTAGGCACGTTAGAAGAGATGTCTGAACTTCATTTATATGACTTTGGTATATTTATTGAGTTAACACCAGATGAAGAAGAAAAACAAATGTTAGAAAACAACATACAAATAGCATTGTCAAAAAATAGTATTGAATTAGAAGACGCTATAGACGTTAGAGAAATTAAAAACGTAAGACTTGCTAATCAACTATTAAAAATAAGAAGACAAAAGAAACAACAAAGAGATCAAGCTGTAGCGCAGCAAAATATCCAAGCGCAAGCACAAGCTAATGCACAAACACAACAAGTGGCCGCACAAACTGAAATACAAAAGCAACAAGCGCTAACACAAGGTAAAGCACAGCTTGAACAGGTTGAGGCTCAATTAGAGCTACAAAAGCTACAAACAGAAGCTCAACTTAAAAAAGATTTAATGAATCATGAATTCCAATTAAACATGCAATTAAAGCAAATGGAAGTTGATGCATTAAAAAACAAGGAATCTTTGAAAGAAGATCGTAAAGATGAAAGAACTAGAATACAAGCATCACAACAGTCTGAGTTAATATCTCAAAGAAAAGATGGCTTAGGACCTAAAAAATTTGAATCTTCAGGTAATGATATACTAGGAGATGGTATGAATTTAGGTATGTTTGGACCTAGATAATTTGTTTAATTTTATAATATTATATTATGGCTAAAAAAAAGAAAACCGAAGAGGTTGTTGATGCGCCTATGGGCGATCAAATAAAAATTAAAGAACAACCAAAGCGTATGAAAAAACTTAGTGGTGAAGAGGAAACTATAAAAGTAAACCTTAACCAAGAAGAGAAACCTGTAGAAGAAACACAGGTTAAAGAGCAACCAAAAGAAGAACCTGTAGAAAAAAAGAAAGAGGAAGTTATTGAGGAAATAAAAGAAAAAACTACAGAGGTTGAAAATAAAGAAGAAGAAACTGAACAACTAGTTTTAGAGGAAATAGTTGATGAAACTAAAGAAGATGAAACTACAACAAAAGAAAAGACTGTAGAGGAGGTTAAAGAAAAAGTTGTAGAAGCGGTTGAAGAAGCAAAACAAACTGGTGAACCATTACCAGAAAATATTCAAAAAGTCGTAGACTTTATGAATGAGACTGGTGGTGATCTTGAGGATTATGTAAAGTTAAACCAAGATTATAGTAAATACGATGACATGACAATGCTTCGTGAATACTATAGGCAAACAAAACCTCACTTAAACGCTGATGAGGTAAGCTTTCTAATAGAAGATGGCTTTACTTTTGATGAAGAGGTTGATGATCCAAAAGATATAAAACGAAAGAAATTGGCTTTTAAAGAGCAAGTTGCGTCCGCAAGAAGCCATATGGATAAATTAAAATCCAATTATTACGAAGAAATCAAAAGTGGTGTTAAGTTAACACCTGAGCAACAAAAGGCTGTTGATTTTTTTAGTAGATACAATAAAGAGACTGAAGAGTCACAAAAAATAGCAGAGCAACAAAAATCTGTATTTGAAAATAAAACTAAACAAGTATTCAATGACAAATTTAAAGGTTTTGAGTACGAAGTTGGTGAAAAAAGATATAGGTTTAATGTTAATGATGTAGATAATGTTAAAAATACACAAAGCGATATTAATAACTTTGTATCAAAGTTTTTAGATAAAAACAATGCAATGAATGACGCTGTTGGGTATCATAAATCTTTATTTACAGCAATGAACGCTGATGCTATTGCTAATCACTTTTATCAACAAGGAAAAGCTGATGCTGTAAAAGAAACTATGGCAAAAGCTAAAAATGTTGATATGACACCAAGAGAAACAGGAACTGTTGATACTGGTGGCATTAAATATAAAGTGCTTGGTGATGATTCAAACTCTTTTAAATTTAAACTTAAAAAATAACAATTAAAATTTAAAAATTATGGCAATATTTACACCGGGTAGCGGATTAAACGTACCTAATCCACTCCCTAGTAAACAAACTGCGTCGAACAACTATTTAGATTTTGCAACTGGTTGGGCGCAACAATATCTTCCTGAATTATATGAGCAGGAAGTGGAAAGATATGGTAACAGAATGTTATCAGGATTTTTATCGCAAGTAGGTGCTGAAGAAGCAATGGCTTCTGATGTAGTTAGATGGTCTGAACAAGGTAGATTACACATTTCAGTTAAAACTGCTGCAACGGCTGATATAGCTAATGACCACTTAACATTTGTAACTCAAGCTGACGCTGAGCTATTTAGACTTAACGATACGGTATTATTATACTGTGTTGCTGATAGCACTACTGCAGCAAACGTAGGAACAAGTATTAAGGCTATCGTAACAGCAGTTGATTACAATAACAAGAAGGTAAAAGTTATTCCTTACTCTCAAGCAACATTAGATGCTACTGGTTCTGGAACAATTACTTACAAAGCAACTTCAATATTTAGAGCTATGGTATATGGTTCTGAATTTAAGAAAGGTGATAACATGAGTGCAAGTGGATCTCCTAGAGACGCTTTAAACCCAGGTTTTAACTCATACACAAACAAACCAATAATTATCAGAGATAGATTCATGATTAATGGATCTGATGCTGCTCAAATTGGTTGGGTTGAAGTATCAGGTGAGTCTGGACAGTCAGGATACTTATGGTATCTAAAAGCTGAAGGTGACACTAGATCAAGATTCAATGATTACTTAGAAATGAGTATGATTGAAGCTGAAAAAGTAGTCGAAAACGGTACTCAATTAGACAGTTTCTTAGGAACTTCTGGTTCTTCACAAATTGAAGCTGGTACTGAAGGTTTATTCCAAGCGATTGAAACAAGAGGTCATGTAGTGGAAGAAGCATTTACTGGAACGTATGCTACTGACCTAGCTACACTTGACAGTATTTTAGCTAAATTTGATGCTCAAGGAGCTATTGAAGAAAACATGTTATACTTAGATAGAACTACTACTCTAGCTATTGATGATATGTTAGGATCACTAAACAAAGGAGCAGGTGATGCTTCATTTGGTGTGTTCAATAACTCAGATGATATGGCTGTTAATTTAGGTTTCACTGGTTTCAGAAGAGGTTCTTATGACTTCTACAAAACTGACTGGAAATATTTAAATGATGTTCAGGCTCATGGTAGTAATGTACCAAACGCTGCATCAAATAATGACTCACACACTAAAATTGCAGGTGCTATTATACCAGCAGGTGTGTCAACTGTATATGATGAAGGTATGGGTAGAAATATCAAGAGACCTTTCTTACATGTTAGGTATAGAGCTTCACAAGCTGATGACAGAAAAATGAAATCTTGGATAACTGGTTCTGTAGGTGGTAACGTAACATCTGATGAAGATGCAATGATCGTTAATTACTTATCAGAAAGATGTTTAGTAGTACAAGCTGCTAACAACTTTATGTTACTTAAGAGATAATTATTTCTCACTAAACTATCCTCTCCTCGCGAGAGGGTAGTTTATTTTATTAACAATATTATTTTATTATATCATGAAAAATACAAAAGAAGCAGTTCCAGCTGCAGAAAAAAACTGGGAATTAAAAGACAGGGTGTATACTTTGAATGGAAACAAAACCCCTTTAACGTATACAATCAAGTCACGTAATATATTTTGGTTTGATCCAGAGAAACAAGCATCAAGAGAATTACGATACACAACAAATCAACAATCAGTTTTTGTTGATGAGTTTAAAGGTGATGCTAGGTTAGCACATATAACATTTGAAGATGGTGTATTAAACGTGCCAAAAGAAAATGTAATGCTACAAAAAATACTCTCACTGTATCATCCAAGTAAAGATAAAACTTATACAGAGTTTAATCCAGTACAAGAAGCTGTTGATGAGGTTGAGATAATTGAGTTTGAAATACAAGCCTTAAACAGTGCTAAAAGTATGGACATTGATCAAATAGAGGCTATACTTAGAGTTGAACAGGGAAGTTCTGTAAATACTATGTCTACTAAAGAATTAAAAAGAGACATACTGGTTATGGCTAAAAGTAATCCTAAGTTATTTTTAGAACTAGCAGCAGATGATAACGTTGAGCTTAGAAACTTTGGTATTAAAGCTGTTGAAGCTGGTATATTAGAGCTTTCTAGTGATAACAGAACGTTTACAATAGGTAAATCAAAAAGAAAAATTATGGAAGTTCCATTTGACGAACACCCATACTCCGCGTTAGCGGCTTTCTTTAAAACCGATGAAGGTTTAGAGATTTACAAGAACATTAAAAAAAGATTAAAATAATTAATCACTTTATAGAGTAGTCACTCTATTGGGTGACTACACTATATAAAAAGAAATTATGGCAGTAAGTATAGATACAGTATATCAAAGAGTATTATCAATAGCTAATAAAGAGCAAAGAGGTTATATAACACCTCAAGAGTTTAACTTATTAGCTAATCAAGCGCAGCTAGAAATATTTGAGCAGTATTTTTACGACTTAAATCAATTTGTTAGGTTATCTGGCAATGATACTAGGCACGCTGATATGGTTACCACGCTAGAAGAAAAAATTAGTTTGTTTGAAAAAACTGCAGATATAGCTGGTACTGAAAACCCTACAGGTACTATAGCTACTATGGTGTTACCAACTGATTTATACAAACTGTCAACAATACTATATAAAGGTGTTGAAGCAGAAAAAACAACACAAAAAGATTTATTATATATTAAAAAATCACCTTTAACACATCCAACAGCAGATCGTCCTATATTCATTAGAGA